GGTGAACTTCCCTGATGGTAAGGGTTACCTCTCGGCCACCACTCCATCTACCTCATTCTCCGCTGTCACTGTGGCTGACTACACGTTCCTCGTGAATAAGACTAAGGTTGTCACTACGGACAGTACCCTGACGGCTACACGGCCCTATGAGGCCTTGGTCAACGTCAAGGCTGGTAACTATGGTAAGACCTACCAGATCATCATCAACGGTTCCGCAGCAGCTACATACACCACACCGAATGGAACTACTGCTGCCGATGCCCCAACCATCTCCACGGACTATATCACTGCACAACTCTATAACGGTCTTGTGGCTAACGGCTTCAACGCCTCTGGTTGGTCGTGCTCTGTCTCTGGCTCCACCATCTACATTGTGAGGTCTGCATCTGACTTCTCAATTCAGGCACAGGATGGCTTCAACAACGGGGCAATGGTTGCTGTGAAGAGTAGGCTCCAGAAGTTTGCCGACCTTCCTCCTAACCCTGGTATTGACGGGTTCACAGTGGAGATCACTGGCACTGGTTCAGGTGAGACAGCTACCAGCCCATTCGACAGCTACTACGTGAAGTTCGTCCTAGCCAACTCAGGGGCCTCTGTAGGCACCTGGCAAGAGTGTGCAGCTCCTGGCATCAAGAGTACGATCACAGCTACCACTATGCCGTTCACCCTCATCCGTGAGACGGACGGTACCTTCACGTTCAAGAAGGCTACCTGGAAGTCTCGGGTGGTTGGTGATAACGAATCGAACCCATTCCCATCGTTCGTGGGTAAGACGGTCTCTGACATCTTCTTCTACCGCAACCGACTCGGTCTCCTGGCTGACGAGGCGGTAATCTTCTCTGAGGCTGGTGAGTATTTCAACTTCAACCGCACCACAGTGACGCAGTTGTTGGACTCGGACCCTATTGATGTGAACGCAAGTCACACCAAGGTCTGCCTGCTGAAACACGCTGTGCCGTTCAACAAGCAGCTCCTGCTGTTCTCTGAGCAGACCCAGTTCATCATTGAGCAGAATGACCTGCTGACCCCCAAGTCGATTGGTATCAAGGTAGCTACTGAGTTCCCTGCTAACGTGGTGGCCAAGCCTGTTGGTATTGGTAAGAACGTCTACTTCGCTGTTGACAAGGGTGGCTACTCCGCATTCCGTGAGTACTTCGCTGACTTCAACAACCTCAGCAACGACTCTCTAGACATTACTGGGCACATCCCCAAGTACATCCCTGGGAACATCTACAAGATCGCTGCAGCTACCAACGAGGATATCATGGTGGCGCTGGCCAACGATGATCCATCGAGCCTGTATGTCTACAAGTACTTCTGGGCCAACAATGACAAGCTCCAGTCGTCATGGTCGAAGTGGACCTTTGGGTCTGACTCTACGATCCTGAACGTGGACTTCATTGGGTCTGATATGTACCTGGTGATCAACCGTGCTGATGGTGTGTACCTTGAGAAGGCCTCTGCCTCCCTTGGTTACATCGGCCCGAATGAACCGTACACCGTCCACCTGGATCGCAAGGTCCAGCTCACCGATGCAGGCATGAGCTACTCTGGTGGCTATACGTCCCTCAACCTGACTCCTATCGGGTATACCCCCAGCACGGGGGACTATCAGATCGTGGTCAAGTCGCACCCAACCCTGAAGGCAGGGGAGGTGTACGATGTGGTCTGGGACGGTAGCACTGCTAAGGTTCAAGGCAACATCACAGGTGGTACATACACCTTTGGTCGCAAGTACGTCTTCACCTACACACTCTCAACCATCGTGTTCCGATCTGCCACTCAATCTGGTGGTCAGAAGAGTGACACCGAGGGTCGCCTACAGTTACGTAAGGTTGCCTTCAACTACGATGAGAGTGGCTACTTCGATGTCCACGTTACCCCACAAGGGCGTGAGACCTACTCGTATGTCTACTCAGGTAAGATCCTAGGTCAGGACTCAGCTACCATTGGTCGATACGACATTAGCTCTGGACGATTCATCGTTCCAGTCGTTAGCCGAAACATCGGCACTAACATTACAATTTCAAATGACAGTCCCCTCCCAAGTACATTCCTCAGCGCAGACTGGGAAGGCTTCTACGTCAAGCGTAGCAAGGCCGTCTAACATCGCCGTACGCAAGACGAACCTCAAGGACATCGCTGAGTTGACCGTGACCATGCGTCAGGAAGACAAGGACGAGATTTGGCACCTCGCTAGATCGACTCCTGGTGATGCCCTACGAGCTGGGTACCTGGGTGGTAACTACTGCCGTACCGTCCTCAAGGATGGCCATGTGGTTGCCATCTTCGGTATCGGCGGTAAGGAAGGTGAGGTTGGTATCCCCTGGATGCTGGCCTCAGACCTTCTCAAAGAGATCCGCAAGCCATTCCTAAGGGAGGCCAAGGCGTATCTTGAAGAGATGTCTGAAGGCTATCCCCTCCTATTCAACATCGCCTGGACCAAGAACACAGAGCACATTCGCTGGCTGAAGTGGCTAGGGTTTGACTTTGGGTTCCCAGAGCAGATGGGACCAGACGGGGAGTACTTCGTCAAATTTACAAAGGTGATTCCAAATGTGTAATCCCGCAGTCGCTACCCTGGCGATCACAGCAGCAGCAACTGCAGCAAGCCTCTATTCTCAGGGTCAGCAAGTAAAATATCAGAACCAGGCCAACCAGCGTCAGGCTGAGAATGCTATCGCAGCTCGTGATGCCAACGTGAACCAGACCAACCTAGAGATGGTCCAGGAGCGTGAGAAGGCTATGCAGAACCTGGAGCAGAACAACCTGAAGGCTGATGCGGCCAAGGCTACAGCTATTACCTCTGCTGGTGAGAGCGGTATCAGCGGTTTGTCTGTAGGTTCTCTGCTTGATGAACTGTCGATGAACCAGAGCCGATACAACAACTCTGTGGTCACGAACTATGACCGAACTGAAGTAGCTCTGGAGAACCAGCGTCAGAATGCCAACATTAGTGCTGGTAATGTGATAGCTGGTCTTCGTACTCCGAACGCTCCTGACTATGCTGGTGCAGCCCTTCGTATTGCAGGGGCGTATGGCAACTATGCAAATAGTGGTGGCTCGGCAAAGATTGGTCCGAACAAGGTTTCGGCCAGCTACTACACTAATCCAGAATTCTAAGGAAAACTATGCCACGAGTCCAAGTAGGATATAACCCTGGTGCTGAGGCACTACAAACTACTGCAGCTCCTAACATTCAGACACAGATGGTGGCCAACGATCCTAATTCGTTGAAGTCGACACAGCTTGCTGCGGCACTGTTGTCCCCTTCAGCGATGCAGCAGTTCGACCAACTGTCTCAGAAGATGATTGCTGACGAGAAAGAGCAGGCAATCACTGAAGCCCGTAATATGTCCAACGATGAGCTGGAGAAGCGCATCAAGGAAGGGACGATGCTCCCATTCCAATCTCCAGTCCGTGTAGCGGCCATGCACCATGTCTACGGTGAGAACCTCTACAATCGCTTGGAGATGGACGTTACTGCCCGTGCAGCTCGTGGTGAGTTCAGTACATGGCAGGATGCTGAGAAGTACCTCCACGATCAACGCAGCACCATGCTTGGTGATCAGGATAAGTTCACCTCCGCTGGTTTCGATAAGCGTTGGCCTCAGCTCATCAACAAGCTGCAGACCGTACAGCTCCACCAGCAGAACGCCCAGGCTACTGAGTTCGCCACAACCCAGGGCAACCAGAAGCTCAACGGTGTCATCACCCGCATTGACGCTGGTGAAGAGAAGGATGGCCCACAGGCTCTCGGAGATGCCTACCGTGAAGCGGTCAGGCTCAAGTTATTTGCCACACCACAGGAACGCTCTAAGGCTCTCAATGGGGTTCTGACCTCGCTGACCTCCAAGGGTAACCCTGAGATGGTCGAGGGCTTCCTCAAGCAGAAGCTCGATAACGGAGCAACCGTGGCTGATGTCATTGGTCCCGAGGGTGTGGCTCAGTACCGCCACCAGCTTTCCATTGTGGCTGAACGCAATGCCAAGGTTGCAGCTCAGGGTGCCATCAAGTCGGCAGCAGAACAAAGCCAAGGAATTGCCCAGTCGAATATCGAACGGGCCGTGGCTGCTGGTAACTACGCCTTCCTGCCCATGCAGAAGGTGGTGAATCCCAACACAGGTTCTCTTGAGGACATGGGTGAGAACCAGAAGAAGCTGGCCACTGAGGCTATCAATCGACAGATCGCTGCCAACAACCTCCCTCTCGATAAGCAGATGCAGGTGTGGTCCACCAACGGCCTGCAGAACCCTGAGTGGGAGAAGCAGATCCAGGCAGGTGTGTCCAACGTGGCATCCGTAGGCTGGGCCTTTGACGGTAAGAACGTAGGCCAGCTCAACAAGCAGGGCGAGGCTGCGATCTCCCGCTACATCGAGTTGGCTAACGTCAACCCTGGTGAGGCAGACAAGTACGCAGGCTCCAAGGAAAACCAGCGTCTCCTCTCTGACATCAAGTTCATGGTCGAGAAGGGCGGTATGCCCAACGTGAGCGATGCTGCTGCATTCGTGAACCAGGTGAACCGTAGGGGCATCGAGCGTGGTGATGCTGCTATCAAGCGTGACCAGGTCAATGCTGCCGTGGATGATATCGTCAACCCACGGTTCTACTCAGGCGCAGTGAACTGGATGTCCACCTTGTTTGGTGGCAACGAGTCCGTGAACCTCACGGCCATTGGTGCTGATATCCGCCGCCGCTCAGAGCTTTTGGTCCAGTCTGGTCAGGTACCAGATGCCAAGGCTGCTGTTCAGGCTTCGGTGGAATACTTCGCCAACCCAGCTATCACAACCAAAATCAACAACACCCTGTACTTCAACAAGGATCTCCCCTCAGTCCCAGCAGGTGAACGAGTGGGTGACTGGATGGAGCGATTCATCAAGGAAGTCCCAGGGAAAATCGTTGGTGATCAACAGGTTGACAGCAAGCGCATCCGAATGGAGCCAAACACCACAGGTGGTTATACCGCTTGGATTGGTGGTGTACCCATGACCGATAAGGATGGTCAGGTATTGAACTACTCCAAAGAGAATGTGACCAAGTGGATCAACGATACATACCTCCGAGACATCTCTGAGAAGACTGGTCAGCGTAACGCTTCCATGTCCTATGAGAACTGGGCTGAGAACGTCAAGCGTGAGTACTACAGCTCTAAGAAGGGCCAGACAGTTCCTGGTCAATCAGGTGCTGCACCTCTGGGCTACATCACCTCTAAGGGTGCCTATGACCGCCTGAAGGCAGCAAATATGTTGGACAAGTCCGTCCCTGAGATGGTGGAGTTCTTTAAGACCAAGAAAGGTAAGTAATGGCTGACATTGATTTAAACCAAGCCAGATCCATTACCACCCAAAAAGAAGAGCAATACGGCCTACCAGCAGGAACCCTGTTCAAGATTGGAGGCATTGAGTCTCGCTTTCAGGGTGGTTTGACATCTCCTAAGGGAGCGGAAGGTTACTTCCAGTTCATGCCTGCTACGGCCAAGGCTTATGGTCTAACTGATCCTAACAACTTTGAGCAGGCTGCAGATGCCGCTGGTCGCTACATGAGGGACAACCTCAAGCGATACAACGGCAACATGAACCTGGCACTGGCTGACTACAACGGTGGTCCTAAAGCTGTCGATGCGTTGGCTCGTGGTAAACCCTTTGCTGAGACTGAGGCCTACCTCAAGAAGTTCCATGGGGAGAGCTACACGCCTCTGTCTGGTCAGTTCATGACTGGCCAGTCAACTCCTGGTGGTGCCAGCTACTCAGCCAGCGAGTTGTTCAAGCAGCAGCAACAGCAAGATTCTCAGTATGGCGGCTTCGTTAATAACGTATCCAACCTACCCACTGCTGTAGCTACAGGCTTCAAGCTTGACAACTCTGTCTACAACTGGTGGCAAGAGCAGGCTGTTACGAAACACACGGACCCTAATTTCCAATGGACTGAAGACCTCAGTAAGGAAATTCTCCAAGGCATCCCCCAGAAAAACTGGGAGTACGTCCTGCAGGCCAAGAGCCGACAGGAAGCTGAGGACCGCCGTGCTCGTACCATGAAGGCCATGGAACAGGAGCAAGAGCTTGCCAAGATGGGTGTAGCTGGATTCACAGGGCGCCTTGTTGGTGGCCTTGCTGACCTGCCTACGCTGATCGCCTTCGTGCCTGGTATGGGCGGGGAGGGTCTTCTCACAGCCAGCTCGAGGATCGCTAACGCTGTCCGTATGGGTCTGGTGGGTGCAGGTACCAACGTTGCCTTTGATGCGGCCACAATGGGGAACCGTCCCCTGGGTACCTACGATGACCTGTACATCTCTGGGATGATGGGTCTGGGTCTCGGTGCCATTGGCGGTTCCATGGCCAACCTGGAGCGTGTGGCTCTCTCCCAAGAGATGCGCCAGCTCCGTGAGTTCGGTCTGCGTGAATCCAAGAATGCCCAGTTGGCTGAGTTCAAGTCTCGTGGCTTGGACCTCACCGATGAGGGCCGCAAGGTCTTCAATCTGGATGCCTACGCCGCTAAGGCAGAGAAGGATGTGACGGAGCTTATTGACCGTCAGTCCGCTCTGATTCAGGCCAAGTACAAGGTTGAGACCACTCCTGAAGATTTCTCTGGCCTCCCACGGTCTGGCACCGAGTTCGGTACAGGCAAGGGTGTGGACCTCTCCACGAAGATCCGTGAGGAGGAAGGGGATGTCCCTACCTTCAAGAAGTCTGCTGCCCTCGACAGGGGTGACAAGCGAGGCACGGTTACCGCAGCCTCTGAGCACCTGTCCAAGCTTCTGAATGACGCTGATCCACTGGTTGCCTCACTGGCTCGTCGCCTGTCTGAGCAGCTCCGTGATGATGTGGCAGTGGTCACCCGCAACAAGCCGATCCGTGCCTACTACGACCCTTCTCGTCATGAGATTCACATCTCTCCCAACGAGAAGCCTTGGGTCCAACTGCATGAGATTGCTCACGCTGTCACAGCTAACAAGCTGAAGTATGGCCTGGCCAATCCCAACACGGCTCATGGTGCTCTGGCATCCGAGCTGCAGGACATCTACAAGCAGGTGAAGCAGGCGGCTAAGTCTGAGAAGTTTGATGACTACAAGACCAGCTACTACCTCAAGAACATGGACGAGTTCATGGCGGGGATCTACTCAGGTAAGTCTGAGTTCATCGACTTCTTGTCTCGTACCCAGGTAAAGGGTGAGTCGGTACTGACCAAGATCGTAGACGTTATCCGTCAGATCCTCGGGATGAAACCTGATGAAGTCAATGCGTTGACTCGCAGCCTCTCTGTGATTGACCGCATGGTCGATGAGCCTCTCCAGGTCAGGCAGACCTTGAAGGACAAACGTGGCGTCACAACCAAGAAGATGGACTACCTGATGTCTCCCATGGAGGAGGACGCTGCTGCAGCTAAGGCTGCGGATGTGGGTCCTGTCTATGGAATTGGCTTGGGAACTGAGAACATCTTGGGTGGTGAAAAAGCACCTCAGCTAGTCAGAAACCTATCAGCAAAACTTATTGGTACAACCATCGGCTACAAAGACCATTCAGTGGTCAAAGCCCATACATGGGATGATACCGTCAAGTGGGCTGAAGGTTGGGCTGTAGAGATGCGTAAGGGCAGCTATCCTGCCTTCGAGGAGTGGTTCAAGGCTTCTGGCCGCAAGTGGCACGAGAAGGGTCAAGCCTTCGAGGAGTTTGGGTCTGAGGTCTCCCGCTACATTCGTGGTGTGGAGAAGGATTACCCACCCGAAGTGGTCAAGGCTGGCGAGGCTATGCGTAAGACGCTGGCCAAGGTGGTGGACTACATCAACAACCCGTTGCTCGATGAGGGTGGTTCTAAGCGTGGTCTGACCATGCAGGAGATCCGTGACCCTGAGACAGGTGTGGTTACCCTTGAGGGTGGCCTGGATAAGAATCCCAACTACCTCCCTCGTAAGCACGATGTGAACAAGTGGAACTCTCTGGTCCAGACCTATGGTCGTGACGCTGTCGAAGGATGGTGGGCACGAGCACACCAGGCTGGCAGGGAAGGGGTGTCTGATGAGCAGGCAGCTCGATTCGGTAAGTGGTACGTCCGCACCGTCGAGGAGGCCCACGCAAATCGAACCCAAGACCTCTTGGACAACCTACTCCGTGGTCAGGACCGTGAGGCTCTCAAAGCCTCCCTGATGAACAACGGCGGGTACTCTGAGGCTGAGGCCATGAAGGTGATCGAGGATATGTTCCCCACCAAGGCCACAGACACAGGTCGCACCATGGCCAGCCTGAAGCACCGCAACACGATCAACGAGAAGTACACGGAAACGTGGACCACTCGTGATGGTCAGCAGGTGGAGGTTGGTCTGGATCACTTCGTTCACACCAATGCGTTTGACATTGTGGAACCCTACCTCCGTAGGACTGCAGGCAGCGTGGCTATGGCCAAGCACCTAGATGTCTACAAGGTTGGTGACATTGATCGTCTGATCGCTGAAGTTACAGAGAACAAGCTCGGGAACGAGTTCAAATCCAAGGCTGATGTGCAGCGTTACCGTGATACACTGAAGTTCGTCTTTGACCGTATCCAGGGCCTCCCTCAAGAGGAATTCTCCAAGTTCAACAAGTCCATGGAGATGTGGCGTAACTTTAACGTCATCCGCTTGATGGGTGGCGCTGTATGGAACCAGGCTGCTGAGATGGGTAACGTCTTGGGCAGTATGGGGTACAAGGCTGTGGCTCAGGCGATCCCTGAGATCAAGTCCCTCACTCGTGACATCAAGACGGGTAAGGCTCCCAATGAGATCCTAGAGCACCTTGAGAACACCATTGGTGGTGCAGGCGCTGACTACATCTCTCGCATGGAGTTCGGTGCTAAGGACGACTGGGTGAGAAACCTCGGTGACACCAAGATGAACCGCTGGCTCGACAGTGTCGATACAGGGATGCGTAAGATGTCTAAGGGTGTCTTGGACTACACAGGCATGACTCCGCTGATGATTCAGCAGAAGCGTGTCCATGCTGTAGCCCTAGTGAACCACTTCGTGAACACAGCCAATGGTAAGCCTTCAACGTTCCTCACGAAGGATCGCCTGGCTTGGATGGGTATGGATGAGGCTATGACTCAACGAGTTATGGACAACCTCAAGAAATACTCAAAGCCAACCAAAGGTGAATTCTCCCAGACTCACAAGCTGGACATCAACCGTTGGATCAAGGAAGATCCTGAAGCTCACTCTGCGTTCATGAATGCGATCCATCGGGAATCTCGAAGGGTCATTCAGGAAAACGATCTGGCCTCGATGATTCCTCTTATGGGGACCACACTTGGTAAGACAGTGTTCCAGTTCATGAACTTCTCGATGCACGGATGGAACAAGTCTCTGATGTTCGCTGCGAACCACAGGGATTGGACCACCACATCCACCGTATTGCACAGCTCGATGTTGGCCTCACTGGCCTACATGGGTCGCACTATGGCTGGCTCTGTCGGTATGGATTCGGACAAACAACGAGAGTACTTGGAGAAGCGTATGGCTCCTGGACAGATCGTGGCCAACTCGTTTGGTCGCATTGCTCAGGTCTCATTGCTCCCCAACCTGTACGATACGTTGTCTCCCTATCCCCTGTTCTCTGGTATGCGTACCACCTCTGACCTGTCTAGCTTGGCTTCAAACCCAACCTACCAGGCCATCAATGGTGTGATCTCTCTGAAGAAGATCGTGCGTAATGCTACTTCTGATGAGTACCAGACAACTGAGAGAGATATCCGTACATGGGGTAAGCTCTTGCCTCTCAACAACATTCAGCCCATTAGCACACTGCTAAACGCTATTGCTAACGACTATCCGACAACGGAGAAAGAGCAGTAAACCTAAACCCTCCAGGGTCAAACCTGGGGGGATTCTTTTGGAGATATAAGTGGCGTACTCTATAGTTCGGTACACGGGAAACGGTACCACTGCCAGTTACACCTTTCCATTCACGTACATTAGTGCGGACCATGTGAAGGTAAAAGTTAATGGTACGGATGCGGTATTCACTTTCCTGAACGCCAACACCGTCACTATTGCACCTACACCTGCTGTAGGCTCGGTCATTGAGATCAAGCGGGTGACACCTAAAGACAATCCTCCAGTGAACTTCACGGATGGTTCTGTCCTTCTTGAGCGAGACCTAGACCTTCTCGCCACATTCGATACATACATTGCCCAGGAATCTGCAGACCGTGTTGATGAGACTATCAGCATCGACTCGACAGGTCGCTGGGATGGCCAGGCCAAACGCCTTGGCAACATTGCACCAGCTCTGAGTGATGATGAAGTCGTCATCAAGGGAACTCTGGATTATGAGTATCCCGCTGTAGCTGCTGTAGCTTCCAACCGTGCTGACATTTCAGTGGTGGCTAACGACCTTGGTCTGAGTGTGGCTCTGTCCACTGACCTGGGTTCGATCACTGAAGGTGTCGATCCTAGTACCCCTCCAGGTACGTCAGCGATCATCACCGTGGCAGAGAACATTGCTGCTATCGAGGATGCCGCTACGCACATGACGGACATCCAGAATGCTCCAGCGTCCGCTACGGCTGCTGCTGCTTCTGCCGCTGCTGCTGCTACCTCTGAGACCAATGCGGCCAGCTCGGCTACCTCAGCCTCAAGCTCTGCTGCCTCAGCTCTGTCCAGCAAGAATGCTGCTGCTACCTCTGAGACCAACGCTGCTGCCTCTGAGTCGTCTGCTGCATCGTCAGCCTTGACCGCTACAGGTCAGGCCAGTGCTGCTTCGGGTAGTGCATCTGCTGCTGCCTCCTCGGCCTCCAGCGCAGGGACCGCCGCCACACAGGCTGCATCCTCAGCTAGTGCTGCATCTACCTCGGCCACCAACGCTGCCAGCTCTGCGAACTCCGCAGCAAGCTCGGCAACGAGTGCATCCAGCTCTGCAGGTACAGCTACCGCTAAGGCTGCTGATGCCTCTACGGCTGCATCCAACGCTGCAAGTTCAGCTACCGCTGCCTCCAACTCAGCCACTGCGGCTGCAGGGTCGGCTACGGCTGCTGCTGGGTCTGCCACTACGGCAACCACCCAGGCCAGCAATGCGTCAACTTCAGCTACCTCTGCTGCCTCTAGCGCAACTGCTGCCTCTGGTAGTGCGTCTGCTGCGGCCACGAGTGCAACCAATGCTGCAACTTCAGCTACCAATGCGGCCAACTCGGCCACTGCTGCAGCTACAAGTGCAACTAACGCAGCGAACTCAGCTACTCTAGCTGCTTCTTATACCCCTTCCCAGACAGGGCAGTCGGGTAATTTCTTGACTACGGACGGTACAGTCACAAGCTGGACCGATACAATTGACTTCGGGACTATTCCATAATGGCAAGACTTCTAAAGATTCGCCGTGGTACTACGGCTCAACATAGTACCTTCACTGGCGCTGCTGGTGAAGTGACGATGGACACCAGCAAGAAGACGCTGGTTGCCCATGACGGCACTACGGTTGGTGGAACTCCACTGGCCAAAGAAGCCTCTACAGTCCCTAAGACAGGCAACACAGGCTCCGCTCAGATCCCTGCAGGTACCACTGCCCAGCGTGATGGTACACCTTCGGCTGGCTGGCTGCGTTTCAACACGACCCTCTCGAAGTTTGAAGGTTGGCTTGGTTCTGCCTGGGGTTCGATTGGTGGTGGTGCCACTGGTGGTGGTACGGACGCTGTGTTCCAGGAGAACGATCAGGTCGTCACTACGAACTATACGATCAGCTCTGGCAAGAATGCGATGTCTGCTGGTCCAGTTACGATCAACTCTGGTGTGACCGTGACTGTCCCTAGTGGCTCGGTATGGACTGTTGTTTAAGGTATATAGATGTCAGTTAAACTTCTTTCATCTGGTGGCGGTAGTGTCACCATTGCGGACCCAGCGTCTACCGCAAATAACTTTACGCTGAACCCTCCGTTAGCCAACGGAAACCTTTTGGCATCTACCGCTGTGTCTGCGTCTGTCACAAACACTGTGACGAACAAGATTTCTGTGAACATCAACGGTACGACCTACTACCTTCTCGCATCAACTTCTGGGACTTAACATATGCCTATGCAATACGGAGGGGACAACGTAAGGTTCCCCGATAACTCCATCCAGAACACCGCTCCCTCAGGCTTTGGCTTCAAGAACCGCATCATCAATGGCGCGATGATGATTGACCAGCGTAATGCGGGGGCTAGTGTTACTCCTGCAAACGGGCAGTACCTTGTTGATCGCTGGTGCGGATTCTTGTCTCAAGCCTCAAAGTACACGGTACAACAAAACGCAGGTTCTGTAACGCCACCAGCAGGCTTCTCAAACTATTTGGGGGTAACTTCATCATCTGCATATTCTGTAGGGACAGGCGACTACTTCTTTTTGCGTCAGTACATTGAAGGCTTTAACTTTGCAGATACGGCGTGGGGTACTGCAAGTGCATCGCCAATCACAATCTCGTTTTGGGTTCGCTCAAGCCTTACAGGTACTTTTGGCGGCGCCTTGAGTAACTCAGCATCTAACCGTTCATATCCGTTTACATACACCATATCGGCCTCAAACACTTGGGAGCAAAAGTCGGTCACTATTGCTGGAGACACCTCTGGAACTTGGATTGGTGCAACAAACGGCGTTGGCGTGAAAGTAGATTTCGCGTACGGTGTTGGCTCTACATATAGCGGAACCGCTGGTGCTTGGGCTGCTGGAAACTACGTTTCAGCCACAGGCGCAACGAGCGTTGTCGGCACAAACGGAGCCACCTTCTACATCACAGGCGTTCAACTAGAAAAAGGCTCAACAGCCACATCGTTTGACTATCGCCCGTATGGTACTGAGTTGGCTTTGTGTTACCGCTATTACCAACAATACAGTGGTAACCAGAAGATGCTCGGACACGGGTATATGTTTAACGCCAATACGATGTATCGATGGGGCTTCCCTCTAAACATTGAAATGCGGGCGTCCCCAACTGCCGCCTTCAATGGTGACATTCGTGCGTGGGGTGGAAGCGGCCCTGTTGTGGCATCTGCTACATCAACTATCAATACAAGCTACTGCCAAACAAACTTTGTCGATTTGGACGTCTCCTGCGCTGGCGTAACGTCTACGGCTGGTTTGGTCGGTAAATTGATTATCAACACTTCTACTGCCAGCATTTCTCTTTCTGCGGAGCTGTAAATGTACAAACTTTCACCTATTGGCTTTGACGGACAGCAGCGCAGCGTCATCCGCACAACCGATGGCGCTTGCATCCCCTTCGACCCCGCCAACACAGACTACCAAGCCTATTTGAAATGGCTGGAAGAAGGCAACACGCCTTTGGCAGCGGATGCTGCTACCGAACCAGCGGACGAACCTAACACTAACCAGGGAGGTCTATGACCGCAGTAGTAGATGGAACAACTGGTTTCTCTTTGGACGGTAATAGAATCCGTCCGTTGACTTTAGGCACTGCTCAAAGCACGACCAGTGGCACAACCTTTGACTTCACAGGTATCCCCTCGTGGGCCAACCGTATCACGGTGAGCTTCAACGAGGTGAGCACCAGTGGCTCTACCAACACGCAGATCCTCTTGGGGACTTCAGGAGGCTTTGAGACGTCAGGCTACGTTCACCAGATCGCAGCCATTGTGACTGCCTCGGCCTCCGCCTCAAGTTGGACCTCAGGCTTTGTCGTAGGGTCTATGGTTGGAACCAACACTGGTTCTGGCCAGGTCATCTTGACACGAGTCAGTGGTAACACCTGGGCTTGCTCTGGTGTCGTCAAGTGCAGTACTTCTCAAGTGAACTACATCGCTGGCGCTAAGACTCTCTCGGGTGCCTTAGACCGTATCAGGATCAACTGTACGACAGGCACAGATGCCTTCGATGCAGGCTCTGTGAACATAATGTACGAATAAAATGGACCACCTAGAACAACGTATCCTTAAGCTCGAATACCGAATGGACGACCACCAGGAAGAGCTGAAGAAACTTCAAGACATCTCAGAGACACTCAAAAGGAGTCTCGTGGGTATCGAGAAGACCCTCTCTCAGATCAAGTGGTTGGCCATGGGTGCCTGTGCCGTAATCGTAGGCCAGTCAATCGGGTTCGATAAGGCCCTCAAACTTCTCTTTGCATAACTATGAACAAAGCCGATGAGAAAGCCCTTAGTGGCCTCCACGGCAAACTTGCAGAGATTCTCCAGGAAGCCATCTCCCAGGACTATGGGATAGATGACCAGGGGGTGAAAGTCCCCCCTCCTGCAGCCATCCTTAATGTTGCCCGTCAGTTTCTGAAAGACAACAAGATCGAGGCTGTGGCTGTCCCTGGGACTCCTCTGCATGACCTTGCCGATCTCCCCGTATTCGAGGATGAGAACATCATCCCTATCCGTAAATCCTCATGACCTATACCGTCTATGGAAAAGCAGGGTGTATTCCCTGTCAGACAGCTAAAGTACTCCTTGAGACTGCAGGGAAACCATTCGAGTACGTCAATGTGCTCAACATGATCCCTGTAGAACTCGATGAGTTCTGTGAGAAACATCGTGGTGTACCTCAAGTTTACCAAGGGGACACTCACATTGGTGGCTTGGAGGAACTCAAGAAGCACCTCCAGACCGTCTAAAACCCCTCTTAAAGGCATTTTCTCGGGTTACCCTAGGCTACCCCCTAGGTGACCCCTGAAAGTGCCTTGTAGAGGCTCTAATCGAATCTAATGAATGTCCACTAGAATCAATGAAGACTTCCGTGTCTTCGCGTATATCGTTTGGAAACATCTAAACCTACCTGAACCTACACGAGTTCAGTACGACATTGCCCAATACCTACAGCATGGACCCAGGCGGTCTGTCATCGAAGCTTTTCGAGGGGTAGGCAAATCATGGCTGACCAGTGCCTTTGTGTGCTGGCTGCTGCTCAACAACCCACAGCTCAAGATCCTGGTGGTCTCTGCCTCCAAGGAACGAGCTGATGCCTTCTCCAACTTCGTCAAGAGACTGATCCATGAGATTCCTTCGTTACAGCACCTTGCGCCCCAGGCGGGTCAAAGGGATTCCGTCATCGCGTTTGATGTCGGACCCGCAACTCCTGACCACTCCCCGAGCGTTAAGTCCGTGGGTATCACAGGCCAGATTACGGGTTCTCGTGCGGATGTCCTCATCGCGGATGACGTAGAGGTTCCTAACAACTCAGCCACCCAGATGATGCGAGACAAGCTCTCTGAGGCTGTGAAGGAATTCGACGCTATCTTGAAACCAGGTGGACGGATCATCTACCTCGGTACCCCACAGACGGAGATGTCCCTCTACAACCAGCTCCCTGAGCGTGGCTATGAGATCCGAGTGTGGCCAGCTCTGTACCCAGAGTTGAACCAGGTGATCAAGTACCAGGGTCGTCTGGCTCCCATGGTCACCAATGACCTAGAGCAATCCTCGACCAAGGTAGGGATGCCAACAGACCCCAAGCGGTTCTCTGAAGAGGACCTGCTGGAACGCAGGGCCTCCTATGGCAAGGCAGGCTTTGCCCTGCAGTTCATGCTCGACACCTCTCTGAGTGATGCCGACAGGTACCCACTGAAGGTAGGGGATCTCATTGTCCAGCACCTGAACCCGACTATGGGTCATCTGAAGGTAGCCTGGGCTGCAGCTCCTGAGGTGACGATCAACGATCTCCCCAACGTGGCTCTGACTGGAGACCGCTACTACCGACCCATGTGGCACTCAGAGGATATGAATGAGTACACAGGGGCTGTGATGTCCATTGACCCCTCTGGTCGAGGTAAGGACGAGACAGGCTATGCTGTGGTCAAGCAGCTTGCTGGCAACCTCTTTGTGACTGCTGCAGGTGGTATCTCAGGTGGCTATGAGGAATCTACCCTTGAGACACTCGCTAAGATAGCCAAGGCGAACAATGTCAAGTACATCATCATTGAAGCTAACTTCGGTGATGGTATGTTCACCCAGCTCTTGAAGCCAGTCCTGACTAGGATCTATCCCTGTACGGTGGAAGAGGTGAAACACTCCACCCAGAAGGAAGCTCGTATCATCGACACCCTAGAACCAGTGATGACTGGACATAGGCTCATCGTTGACTACAAGGTAATCCAGAAGGACTTCGACACGGCACCTGATGTGAAGTACTCCCTGTTCTACCAGATGACCCGTCTTACCCGAGACAGGGGAGCCTTGATCCATGATGACCGATTGGATGCCCTAGCCATCGCTGTAGCCTACTGGACTGAGTCCATGG